ATACTAAACTGGCATTATCGATTGTAGTTGAGTTTACAGCAGAATACGTGATTGGTCCAGGAACACTAATACTGTTATAATTTTTAAAAACTGTAGAAAAAGATTCACCTGTAGTTCTATTTACAACAGAACCAGTAGTAACTCTTAGTGCATAATTATCGTATGTAGTATCTTTAGTCCACCCGGTTGGTGGAGTGGTCATTTTCATTACTGTTCTAGAACCTGAAGGTATAACTAATGCCATATTATGTCCTTGTTGCCAAAATAGCCTCTACATATTTAACACTAAAATTTATAGTGGTAAAAGTTACAGGACTTGTTGCTGGATTTAATGGGTGACTGTGAGCGCTTGATGGGGCTGGACCACTAGTAGGATTGGTAGCAGGAGTGCCGGGGTTTGGAGTCACCACACCCGGACTAAATTGATTAGCAAATCTTCTAGCAGTTGAAGGTCCTGCCAATAAATTTCTTCCTACGTTTGTTGTATTTGGTGTTGGATGGGGCGCATGATTGTGTACAGGAATTTGACCTGTAGCAAGAGAGGTTCCTCCTACTGTTCCAGTCATAGATAAACTACCCGATAAAGTTTTAGATGACATAACAGAAGTAAACCCTGATGACCCTCCACTCGATACAGATCCAGTAACACATCTTAAAGTATAATCATTGTCGGAAGTATCTTTAACCCACCCTGTTGGTGCTGTTCCTTGCAGAACAAATACCATAGTAGCGCCTTGGTAATTGGATTGTTCGGGGTCGACTGCACCACCAGAAATTATCGAAGAAAAAACGAAAGTGTTTAAAGAATTTATTCTAGGCATAATTATCCAAAGGTAGCTTCAGATCCAAAAACGGACCATGCGCCGCCACCTGTACGAAGTAAAGTAAATGAATAAAATTCTGTTTTGTTTGCAGTTGCAGTTGGTGCTGTTCCTCCAACCCAATTTATAGTTTGTGCTGCGCCATCAATTTGTACAGCAGTAGGAGCATATGGAGTAGCACCTTGAACAACTATTATAGAAACAACTATTGTTCGACTTGCTGTTGTTGGAACATTAGTAAAGTTAGCCGTCCAGTTTGCAGAAGGACTTGTATGATAAAATGTTGTTGCTGTTGATAAATTATGAGTTACTGTGCCTGTTGCACCAGTTAAAGTTGTAAGAACTTCTGTTGTTTCAGATAGTGTCGTGAATCCAGAAACCGTTAAATCACCAGAAATTGTACCACCAGAAGTTTCTAATTTTGTGTTAGCTGCAGCAAATGCACCATTCGCATATGAACTAGCAGCAGTTACATTATTAGCAGTTGCAAAAGATGAGTTAGCATATGATCCTGCTGATACAGATTTCTGGTCTGCCGTATTGGCAGCAATAAAAGCACCATTGGCATATGAACTAGCACTACCTGCATTTGTTGTTGCAGTGTTTGCTGCTCCATATGCAGCATTAGCATATACACCAGAAGTCACTGCTCTTTGATCAGCAGTTGCAGCGTTAGTTGTTGCAGTGTTAGCTTGAGTATATCCTGAGTTAGCATAGGATCCAGATGTTACCGCTTTCTGATCAGCAGTATTTGCTGCGCTGAAAGAACCGTTGGCATATGAACCGGCACTGACTGCTTTTTGATCAGCTGTGTTTGCTGCAACGTATGCTGAGTTTGCATATGAACCTGCACTTACAGCTTTCTGATCAGCAGTTGCAGCGTTGGTTGTTGCAGTGTTAGCTTGGGTATATCCTGAATTGGCATAAGAACCACTTGTTACCGCTCTTTGGTCGGCAGTAGCAGCATTAGTAGTTGATGTATTTGCTTGACCATAAGCAGCGTTAGCATAGGCACCTGCATTTGTTGCTTCTTGTTCTGCTGTATTAGCAAAAGCATATGCAGAATTAGCGTATACACCCGAAGTGACAGCTCTCTGATCGGCAGTTGCAGCATTTGTTGTAGCGGTGTTAGCTTGAGTGTATCCAGAATTAGCATATGATCCAGAAGTCACTGCTCTTTGATCAGCTGTATTAGCTTGGTTATAAGCTGAGTTAGCATGAGTTCTTGAATCAAATGCTCTTTGATCTGCTAATGCTGCATTTGTATTAGCAGTATTTGCTTGAGTATATCCAGAATTGGCATAAGAACCTGCACTTATTGCCTTTTGATCTGCGGTATTTGCAGCACTGTATCCTGAATTGGCATATGACCCTGAAGTTACAGCTCTTTGATCAGCTGTCGCAGCATTAGTAGTGGCAGTGTTCGCCTGACCATAAGCAGAGTTAGCATAACTTGATGCAGAATTTGCCGCATCTCTTACCCAAGCGTCTGTGCCACCTCCACCACCAAGAGATAATAGGTTTGTTCCAACACCAGCAGAAGCTTCAGTTAAATCAATGAACACACCTCTGGCAGAACCCCCTTGCTCAAAAATTCTTATTTTATCTTGGTAAGCATCAATTGTAATGCCTCCTTCAAGATTGCCAGTAGGTGGTTTTCCTAAAAGTACCTCACCACCTTCATCACCGCCAACTGCCAATACCGTTAATTTACCACCACTGCCGATTAAGAATTCGCCATTAAATGTTGTTCCACTTGTATTTGCAAGTGCATTGTTTGCTTTAGTAAAAGCACCATTTGCATAAGAACTACCAGAATTAGCAACATTAAATGCAGAATTAGTATGATTTAGAGGATCAAATCCTCTTACACTAATTGTATTTGTGATAATATTAGCATTTAAATTAGCAATTCTAAAACTAGAGTTGGCAACATCAATAGTATTATTTGGTGATGCTGTGTCAAAACTTGGATCCAAATAGTTATAGAAAAGATAATAAAGTCCGTCCGATGCGTCACGGACAAGTCCTGTATGTCTTTCATTTATTCCAGAATCGTCACTGTAATGTCCTACAAATCCAATATCTAATGTATCTGAAGTTTCATTATTGGATGCTAACTGAAGTAATGGATCATCTACTCTTAAATCAGATACACTAATTGTTGTAGCATTACCAGAAACCACTAAGTTGCCAGTAATATTTAAATCACCACTTACTGTACCACCAGACGATGATAATTTCGAATTAGCTGTAGTGTAAGCCGAATTAGCATATGAGCCTGCACTGACAGCTTTCTGATCAGCTGTGTTTGCAACACTGTAAGCAGAATTAGCATAGTCGCCTGATGTTGTTGCTCTTTGATCAGCATTTGCAGCATTTGTGGTTGCAGTATTTGCTTGTACGTAAGCCGAGTTTGCATAGGATTCTGCACTAACTGCTTTCTGATCCGCTGTGTTAGCAGCATTATATCCAGAATTAGCATATGAACCTGCATTTACAGCTTTCTGATCAGCAGTTGCAGCATTAGTGTTTGCAGTGTTAGCTTGGGTATAGGCTGAGTTTGAATAACTAGATGTTAAGTTTGCAGCATCAAAAGCACCATTAGCATAAATTCCTGATCGCACAGAAGTTTCGGATGCACCATTAGCTGTACTAAAAGATGAGTTAGCATAACTGCCTGAAGTTACTGCTCTTTGATCCGCAGTTGCTGCATTTGTTGTTGCGGTATTAGCTTGAGTATATGATGAATTAGCATATGAACCAGAAGTAACAGCTCTCTGATCTGATGTAGATGCATTTGTTGTTGCGGTATTTGCTTGGCCATAAGCCGCGTTAGCATATACACCTGAAGTAAAAGCTGTCTGGTCAGCAGCTGCAGCATTTGTGTTTGCAATGTTGGCCTGCAAATAAGCCGAGTTGGCATATCCTCCAGAATTAGTTGCTATAGTTTCGGATGTATTAGCAACAGAGAAAGAACTATTTGCATAACTACCTGATGTTACAGCTTTTTGGTCAGCTGTTGCAGCGTTAGTTGTTGCAGTGTTTGCCTGACTGTATGCTGAGTTAGCGTAAGAACCTGAAGTAACAGCTCTTTGATCTGCTGTTGCTGCGTTTGTTGCACTCGTATTAGACTGTGAGTATGCTGAATTAGCATAATCTCCAGAAGTTACAGCTCTCTGATCGGCAGTTGCAGCATTTGTAGTTGCGGTGTTAGCTTGAGTGTATCCAGAATTAGCATATGAACCAGCACTCGAAGCCTTTTGATCTGCTGTATTGGCTAGGTTATAACCTGAATTAGCATATAAACCAGATGTAACGGCTTTTTGATCAGCACTATTTGCTGCAACGTATGCTGAATTAGCATAATCTCCAGAAGTAACAGCTTTTTGGTCAGCAGTAGCAGCATTAGTGTTTGCTGTATTTGCCTGACTATACCCAGAATTAGCATAATCTCCAGAAGTTACTGCTCTTTGATCAGCAGTAGCAGCATTAGTGTTTGCAGTATTAGCTTGACCATAAGCACTATTAGCATAAGAACCTGAAGTAACGGCTCTTTGATCAGCAGTTGCTGCACTTGTATTAGCAGTATTAGCTTGACCGTATGCGGAGTTGGAATATGAAGAAGAACTATTAGCAACAATATAAGCTGAGTTAGCATAACTAGATGCTGAGTTAGCAGTATTTCTAGCATATGAATCTGTAGTGCCACTATTTGCCACAGCAAATGCTGCATTAGCATAAAGACCTGCTGATATTGCATTTGTATTAGATGTATTTGCTTGATTAAATCCTGAATTAGCATAATCACCCGATGTTACTGCTCTTTGATCAGCTGTGTTTGCAACAACAAATGATCCATTAGCGTATTCTCCAGAACTTGAAGCTTTTTGATCGGCCGTGTTTGCGACACTAAAAGCTTCATTTGCATATGAACTACTAGAATTTGCTACATTAAAAGAAGCGTTGGTGTGATTTACTGGGTCGAATCCACGAATATTAATTGTGTCGGTTACTATATTTGCAGTAAGATTTGCTATTCTAAAACTAGAATTAGCAACATCAATAGTGTTGTTTGGAGATAATGTATCAAAACTTGGATCTAGATAGTTATAGAATAAGTAATATAAACCATTCGATGCATCACGGAAAAGTCCAGTATGTTTTTGATTTACTCCCGCATCATCACTATAGTGACCAAAGAAACCTATGTCAACGGTATCTGAAGTTTCATTATTTGCTGCTAACTGAATCAAAGTATCATCTATTTTTATACTCGAAACAGCAATACTAGTAGCATTACCCAAAACAACTAAATTGCCAGTAATACTTAAATCGCCTGATAGTGTGCCACCAGATGTGTTTAACTTGTTGTTGGCTGTACTATAAGCAGAATTAGCAACAGAATATGCACTGTTAGCATAACTAGATGCATTACCAGCTGCGGTTAATGCAGAATTAGCAGTTCCTTGTGCAACATCAGCTGCGGTTAATGCATCATCAGCAGTTTCTTGTGCAAAACTAGCATCACTTGCAGCAGAGTTAGCAGTCTGGTAAGCCGAGTTAGCGTATGAACCGGATGTTATTGCTCTTTGATCCGCAGTAACAGAATTTGTATTAGCAGTATTAGCCTGACTGTACGCAGAGTTAGAATATGAAGAAGAATTATTAGCAACAATATAAGCTGAGTTAGCATAACTAGATGCTGAGTTAGCAGTATTTCTAGCATATGAATCTGTAACAGAACCGCCGCCGGTATTTGCAACAGCAAATGCTGCATTAGCATAAGATGACGCTGAGTTGGCAGCGTCATAAGCCGAATTTGCTTGTGATCCAGAATCAAAACCAGTACTTACATTAATTGATTGCGCTCCAGTAACAGTAAGACTACCACCACTATTACTTAAAACGATACCGTCAATAGTTATACTATCGAATACGAAATCTTGTGTTGAATCAATAGCATTTGGTTTTATTTGTGTTAGTGCCATTATTCTTTACTCTTTAGAAGTTTAACTAATTCTTTTGTTGAACCTACGAAAACAGCCTTATCGACATTTATACCATTTGTAGGTGAAGTTTCTTTAGGTTGTAAATCTTTTTTTCTCTTTTGTATTTCCATTAAATCTTTATTCATATCAGTTAGATGTTTCAACATATTAGCGGCAACTTCATAAGCTCTAGGATGGTCAGAAGATTTTGCAACATTCAAAATTCCTTCCATAGCATCATTA